TTAAATACCACTACACAAAGGCAGATGCAGTTTGCACAGCTATTGCAGATGCGTGAAGTTGGTGTTGAAATACCAGATGAAGTTCTCCTTGAAGCATCTACTCTCCAGAACAAGAAAGAGCTTACACAAGCGGTACAATCTGCTGCTGAACAAAGAGCTCAGATGGAACAAATGCAGCTACAAGTTGCACTCAGAGAGAAAGAAGCTCAGATCGAATTGGCTCAAGCTAGAGCGATTGCAGATAAGGGCCTTGGCTTAGAGAGAGCAAGTCGAGTTGAAGAGAATGAAGCGTTTGCTACAGAGAGATTAGCTGAAGCTCAGAAAGATAGGGCAATCGGAGATCTCAACGTGGTTAGAGCAATGAAAGAGATTGAAGAAGTAGATCTCGCTCAACTAGAGAAGCTGATAACGTTGTCACAGATGGTTTCTGCCGAGAACATCATAGATGAGAAACGGCATGAGCAAGCCAAGAAAGGCACAAGCTCAGAAGCTATCAGGACAGCAAAAGCAGGTCTAGGAGCTGGGTCGCAACCACAAAGGCAGATATGAAGAGAATATTATTAGGTGCTTTATTGTTGTGTAGTGTAGGAGCTCAGGCTAGTTTTTCTAGCAGAGTGCAGACAGCCAGAACAAAGATTCACGAAAATAGAGGGACCGTTGGTCTTGTTGTTGGATCTGTAGGGACAGCTGTTGTAGGCTATGTACTAAGAGAGCCGATTGAAATGTATATTGAACCGCTCGTCAAAAAAGCTTGCAGTAAGGTGTCAGCATTTTTTCGATGGGCATTTAGAATTAAAAGATAGACAACCTCTTATGGTTAGCGGTTGCATAACCTTGTCTACCAGTTGGTAGGCGGTTTCCAAGGAGATACGATGGCAAAGTATTACGATAGCATGGACGCAAGACGTGCTACAGAAAGACAAGACGCAGGGATGATTCCCGGCGACAGAGGGATCGCAATGATGCCTCAATCAGTAGTGTATAGGGAATACCCTAAGCAGTACTACAACATGCCTGAAGGCTTGAACGACACTATCACCGGTATTGATCGTCAAGTTAAAGATGACATGAGACGTAAAAAGCCTATTAATTCTGAAAAGTTCTAAGGAGCTGTTATGCCTATCATGCCTCGTCCCAAAGGGAAAGCTGAGAAAATAGCGTATAAGATACTTGGTATCCCCGCTAATATACGGTTTAAAAACAAAAACAGAAACGGTAAGATAAAGGACAAGCTTTACTCTGAAAATACAAGACTTGTTAGGTAAGCTCTAGAAAAATTGGATAACGGTGTGGGGGCTTCGGCCCCCTTTTTCATATTTCCGATTTTCCGATTCCCTAGGTAAATCAGAAATCGGAAATCATGCAAAAGAGGAAGAAATGACGGTAGATGAAAAAATAATGAACATAATGACAAGTACAGCCACTCCAATCATGTATCATCCAGATGATGATAAACCAACAGATATAACCCGCGATGATATCAATAGATGTGTTGAAGATTGTGTTAATAGATGGAATCACGGTTATTTTGATCATAAATTATTAGAAAGCAATATCCCTCCTCTTCTTAAAGAGAGGCATATGGAAGCTATTGGTGGCAGAACGCTGCGTTTTAGGCGCTATGAGCCGCTCGACACACAAGCTGTTCCGTTGGGTAACGGATATCCCGTGCCGCAGCAACTCAGAGCTGTAGATTATGATGTAGATATCTCAGAACTAGCGGGACTTAATGATGAGTTGCTAGGATCGGCTATTGATTTAGATTCCGGTGCGAGTGGTATAAGTTTAGGGGCCCTGTCGTCTAGTGGTGAGGACTCTGCTTTTTCAAGGCAGCAACAGCGGGTTCAATTCCCCTCAGGGTCACCAGGTTTTACCGAGAATATGTTAGAGGTTGCAATATAATTAAACTAATGCTATCATGTTTGCATGATAAATAAAATATGGTTAGCTGGATTCATTGATGGAGACGGCTGTTTTAACGTTACAAAAAATAATTGGAATTATTATCCAAGACTTCTTATTACAAACACCAATAAAGAGATCTTAGAAAAGATAAGGGATCATTATGGTGGAGATTTAAGAGGAAGAAGCACTGGTCCTGCAAATTGGAAAACTGTTTATTTTTATAGAGCAGCGTGGAAGGTTTTTAGGGCAATTGCTATGGATGTTATCCCATATCTCGAAATAAAAAAAGAACAAGCTTCTCTTTGTATTGATATGTTAGACACAAAAGACAAAGAAAAGCGTATTGCAATAAAAGAAAAAATTAATGAGTTAAATAAAAGAGGAAAATAGTTACTTTCCTCTTTGCCACAAAGCGCACAACGCTACTCCGATCGCATCGGTTGTATCGTCCCTTTGTGGCTTTTTTATGTGAAAAAGGCGGAGAACCACTTTCGCAACTTGTTCTTTCGTTGCCTTTCCGTAGCCTGTTAGGCCTTGTTTCACTTCTGACGGGCTGAACTCCGACAATTCCAAATTCTGTTGATCCGCTATTAAATAGAGAATACCCCTGACGTATCCCAATTTGAGAAACGTAGAGGCATTTCTATAAAGAAACGGAGTCTCTATTGCCAAATGAGTAACGTGATGTTCTTTCACCTTTCCAACGATGAACTCATATATGGCACCTATTTTTTTGACCAAGCTCTTCTCTTTATGAACGTCCAAACACCCGGACTCAATGAGAAAAGTTTTCTGTTTTTCTTTCTTTATTACTCCATATCCCGCATACCGTGTACCCGGGTCTACTCCCATTATGATCATCTATTCCACACAGCCCTCAATATTGATATTGTTTCACGTTTACTATGCGGCGCGATCTCTGGGATGGAGTGTAATATTCCAATGATATCATCAAGTTCATCCACCTCATCTTCATCTAGCTTGCCACGCAGGCTCTCTAAGCGACGATATAGGTCAGCCCTATATGATTCGTCCTTAAACTTGTCAAACGTGCGTTTCAAGGCAAATACGAAGGTCCAAAAAAAGAAATACTTCTTAGAAATAACCTGATATATGCTCTCGGCATCTTTTCGGAGAATGTGAAGTATCTTTAAAAATGAGTGATACTTCTTCTCATGCGTTTCATCATATGATGTTTTTACCTCACCAATGAGCTCATCAAGCTTGTCGATCATGTAATCAAACACTTGAACGTGTTCCTGTAGTGTAAGATCACTCTGCTTATCGACAAAATCTATCAACGCTCTCTTGATATCTTTTAGCTGAAATTTCGCAGCTTCTATATGGTCCCGCATTACCGTAGCTCCCATCAGGGTTGGGATTAGTACTGACACCGCCAGCACTAGTCTGGTTATTTTCATAGGCTTCTCCTATCAATACATTGCCATCTCGGGTGTTTGTCGTGTCCCTGGAGCCCACCTTTGTCTTGGTCTTCTTCTTATTTCCGGTCTCAGTATCCGTTCACGCTGTGCTAACATGTCGCGATCCTCTTCTATAATGAACGGAGCTGGCGCTGGTGCATCATCAGGCGCGTCGTCACCTGGTCGGATGGAATCTATCAATCCCTTCAAGATTAACATAATTCCTACCGCGTGTATTGCATTTACAGCGTGGCGTACTACTCTTCCCTTTGTCGTTTTATTATAAATACCAGCGTTATTAAGCACTAATAGTGATATTGATAATAAACCTCGTAATAGTAACATAAGATCCTCCTCGTATGTTTAGTCCCCTTTTGGGAATTTTTCCCACTTTTCCCATATCATTGACATTATACCAAATAAAATAGGGGGCTCGCAAAAGCCCCCTAAATAAAGGATTATCGTGCTACAGAGATTATTATCTTAACTATAGTTGTGGCTAGAGTTGCTATCACTTTCCCAAAATTCAAGCAATTGCTCATAGCCCGTGCTCTTTCCCTATCCCGTTCAAGACTCAATTCTCGTTCACGACTGCGCAAACGACTGCGACTCCTACTTCTACTTAACTCCGCACGTAGGTAGTCACGCGTTTCCATCTTCTCCTTCACCATCTTTCTACCTCTTGCCGCAGCAATAGGCAATGACATGGTGCACAATAAGATTAAAGCAAATGGTTTGTAGTTCATGGAAACCCCCTTCCATTAATTGATTGATAAACCGCTTCTAGGTATTTACTCCGCTGGTTATCAATACTATTATAACAAAAAGAAGCAAAAAAAGTCATCGATGGGAGAAAGGATGGAAGAGAAGAAGCGCGAGACGGTCGGCAAGATCAGTACAGATCTGCTTGCCCAATCACATCAATATAGTCATTCTGCTGGGGAACAAGCGTCCGAGCAGCTTAAAGACTTCGAAAAAAACATAAATGAATGCATAGAACGATGCAAAAAGGATTATGTAGGCGATTTTTATGTAGTTGTAACAACTAAAAAAGAACGTCTCATGCAAAATGTTATTAGAAATTTCTTTATGGGTAGAAAGTCGTGTCCTACGCCAGAGTATGATCAGACTGTTTACCGATACAACAGAAGTGCGGGGCACATAGAGTTCCTATGGGTCGTTCCCGCTAAAGATATATGTTCTTATATGATTACCGATGCACTTAATCTACCTTTTGAGCAAAAAGATTTGCTTGAGCATGTCATGAATTTTACTGATGGCACGTTGTTGAGGTTAGCTAAGAAGCTCAATGGAGAAGCAGACGATTCTCCACTTTTAGTAAAGGGATAGTATGGAAACTGAAGAGTTGAACAATGTCGTCCAAGAACAAACCGGACAAGTTCCTCAGGAAATTGAACCAGGAAATAGCGATGCACCGCAAAATAATCAAGAGATGCAAGCGCCTACTGAAGAGGATCTCCAGGCTCGAAATATCCGTGAAATGAGGCTTATTAAAGAGAAAGCAGAACGTGAGCGAGATGAGGCTTATGCTTTATTACAACAGATGAAGAATAAGACCGAAGCGCCAACACCTCCGCCAGCGCCGGAACCAGAAGAGGATTTTAGCCTAGATGTGAGCGAATCTGAGCTCGTAGAGGGCAAACACCTCAGTAAAGTAGCTAAAAAAATTAAAAAACTAGAGCAACAATTACAAAGCTATCAACAAGCAACTACAAGTGCTACAGTAGAGACCAAGTTAAAACAGAAGTACAGCGATTTTGATAAGGTAGTGAGTAAAGAAAATGTTGAAGCTCTTGTTAGAGATTACCCTGAATTGGGAGACACACTTAGAAGTTCTAAAGATTTATATAGCCAAGCTGTCTCGGCGTACACGATGATTAAACAACTCGGAGTGTACAAAGAAGATAACTTTGCGCCAGATAGAGCTAAAGCTGAAGCTAATGCTGCTAAACCTCGTCCATTGGCCAGTGTAGCACCTCAGCAGGGTGAAGGGCCGTTAACTCGAGCCAACGCCTTTGCAGGAGGCCTTACGGATGAGCTTAAAGCACAGTTAATTAAAGAAATGAACGACGCTAGGTCACGAATATAAAACGTTTGTTATTATTCTTCATTTTTTTCTTTATTCATATTTATTACTCCTTTTTTGTTTGGGTCCCCTGGGTTTTGAGTGTTTTTACCCAGGGGATTTTATTGATGTCTACAATTCACGGTTGTAAGATTAAATTGGCTGTACGGGAATCGCCAACCCATGAGCTGTACGGGCATCGCTCACCCACTTTTTTATAGGCTGTAGGGAATCGCCTCCCCAAAGAGTAATGTAGTATTTTAAAAAATTAGGTAAGGGGAAATCATGCCTATCACAACTACGACCGTGCTTCCAGCACCGGTTCAACAAAGCTTTAGTTATAAGCTATTGTCTGTGCCTGTTCCTTCCATGATTCATAAAATACCTGCTATGAAGAAAAGAATGCCTGCCAAAGGTGGTACAACCTTGCGTATGAGACGTTATAATGCTCTCGATACAGCAATGGTTCCACTTGGTAATACAGGTGTTACTCCTCCAGCGCAGGTGTTGACTGCTGTCGATATCGACGCAAGAATCGATTTTTATGGAACATATGTACAGCTAAACGAACAAGTAACACTGCAATCACAAGATCCTGTTTTGAACGAAGCAGCAGCAAGACTTGGTGTCTCGCTTCGTCAAACAGAAGATCAACTTACACGTGATATGTTGGCAGCAACCGCTGGCTTCATTAACTGTGTAGGAGGGGTAAACGGAGATAATCCGACTGAAATAACCCTCACAGACGTGCAAGACGTGGTGCGAACCCTTCTAAGTAACGATGCATACACTGTATTGGACAACCTAGAAGGAGAAGATAAGTTTGGGACAGCCCCAGTGAGAGACGCGTATTTCGCATTGGCGTCAACGCAACTCACGGGCGATCTTGATGCAACCGCTGGATTTATTCATAAGAACCAATACCCATCTCCAATGAACGCGCTCAGAACTGAGTGGGGTTCGATTGGTAACTTGAGGTTCTTGGTATCGTCCATTGGTTCCACAAGTGCAAATGCATCCAACCTCGGTGCTGATGTGTATAACATCTTCTGCGTAGGTATGGAAGCATATGCATGTATTGAGCAAGATCAGTACAGTGCTTCATTCATTTATAGACCACCTATATATGATGGACCATTGGCGCTTAATGCATCCGTCGGTTATAAGTTCGCAGAAGTTCCAAGGATCACCAACGATCTTTGGGTTATTAACCTACGTGCAACCCGCGCTTAATGGAAAGGAATAATCATGGCTGACAATACTGTAATATTCCAGGGCCGTTTTACGTCTGCTGGAGTACGATCTTTTATTGATTTTAGATCAGATATTGACTGGATGCGTGTTATCAACCTTACAACCACAACCGCTGTGGGTGCTGGTACAGGAACAGAGTTCTACTGGCAAAAGGGGATGACAGATGATACAGGTATCGAATACCAAAAAACAGCTGTCACAAACGCACTGACGTCTCTTGTGATGACCCAGGATGGGTTCTTGCTAGAAGATACGTCTACAAATCCAGATAAAGCAATCAATGCTACCGTAACTAGTATCACTGGTGCCGCTATACCTATTTGTACTTGCACAAGTACAGCAGGCTTAGTCGCTGGCGATATTGTACGGTTTGTTAACGTTGGTGGTGTACAGCAATTTGGTGGTGTTGATTTCACAATCGACACAGTTGTAGCAAACACAAGCTTCAGGCTTCCGTATGCTCCTCAAATTGTGGCTGGTGCACTTCCCGGTTCTTTCTACCCAGTAAAATGGGATCCTATTTACTACCCAAGACGTCGTTTCATGACAGTCGTAGCTCGTGGTGCAACAACCACAGTTATTATGTCTGTAACTCACGGATTGACGATAGGTCAAAAAGTTAGGTTCCAAGTTCCAGCAGAGTATGGAATGACACAACTTGACGGATTGACAGGTACAATCACAGCTACAAACGCTGTATTGAACTCTATCACTGTAGATATTGATTCCACAAACTTCACTCCGTTCGCATTCCCTCTTACAGGAGCTGTGCCTTTCACACACGCACAAGTAATTCCTGTTGGTGAAGATGGAACATCCGCTGCTGGTATCACTCTTGATGACGCGACAACAAATACCGCTGTTATCAGAATGAGCCTCGGAGCTGGTGTCCAAGCGCCTGCTGGGGTATTGAATGACGTGATTTACTGGATAGCTGGTAAATCGTTCAGCGTTGACAATCAATAGTCATAGACATTAGGGGCGCCTCCGGGTGCCCCGTTACTAAAAAGGGATTTAATGGTTAGCAAAACAACAGATAATAAGATTGTCGGCAAAACCACCGACAGCGCTAAGAAAGTAAAAGAGAGTCTCAAGTACCAAAGAGATAAAGATCGTCAGATGGTGAAGGGTATATTTCGTTTTTACGAGGTACCTGGAGGATCTATGAGCTTTAACTACAGAAAGTACAAGGGCGATCCGATAGAAAGATATGATATGGTCGATGGCCAAATATATACGATACCACTTGGTGTAGCGAAACATTTAACCAAGAACGGCTCATACCCTGTGCATAGACACGCTAAAGATGAAGCTGGGAATGTATCAATGAGAGTTGGTCAGCGAGTAAACCGTTTTGGCTTTGAAAGTCTTGAATTTATGGATGTAGAAGACCTACCTAGCGGAGACAGTGAGATCGTTATTGTAGACGAAGTTAAAGACGATAGGATTTTTAGAAAAACTAAGTAAGGAAGCATATGGCAAGATTTCAGGCTATAGAAGACCCGACATTTCAACGAGCTATGAGATTAATTAAAGCCATAACAAATGATAATCCAGCTAAGATTACAACAACGTTTGATCACGACTACGCAACTGGTGATATTGTGCGTCTCAATATACCGAAATGGTTTGGTATGCGTGAGGCAGATAAGCTTGTTGGGACAATAACGGTAACAGGAGCGACTACATTCACTATCGACATAGATACATCGAAGTTCAATGTGTTTGCGATACCGGCTCCAGTTCCGTGGTATGTGAACAGCTATGCGACTGTAACACCTGTAGGGCAAATAACAGCTAACTTAGGTAGCGCTACACAGAACACGCTAGGGAGTTAATGTTTTAAAAATTAAAAGGTAGGAAGAGTTATGGCATCAGATCTAAATGCTATTCGCCTAAAGGTGAGAAGGTTAACAAGAAGTCCATCAGAGACTCAGCTGAGCAACGACAATATTGATGAGTATGTTAACACATTTATCTTGTACGATTTTCCAGAGCATCTCAGGTTATTCTCCTTGAGAAAGGTATTCACGTTCTACACAGAACCGTTTATAGATGAATACACAAGCGAGAACCCAGCAGTTGAGCTCGATGACTTTGAGAACAAGTATATATCTGTTCATGAGCCGGTATTTATAGATGGAAACAGAGTGCCACTCTATCAAGATAGAGATCAGTTCTACGGCATTTATCCAAGAGTAAACACAAGACAGACAATAGGAACTGGAGACGGTGCAACGTTGCAGTTTACTGGCACACTCACCAACTTCCCCATTTTAAGAAATAACGTTTTATTTAACAGTATCGCCGCAGATTACAGCTCTATACAGGTCCATGATCCCCAAGGGGCTCTAGATGCTACAGCTGTGCTAGAGGGCGATGGAACAGGGATAATAAACTATGTTACGGGTGCGTATACGGTTAATTTCAATACTGCTCCAGCAGCTGGCGAAGATGTGGTTGTCCACTATGTTCCATACAATGCGTCCGTTCCTCAAGCGGTGTTGTTCTTTGATAATAAGTTTTATGTGAGACCGGTGCCAGATCAGGCTTACAGAGTAGACATGGAAGTATATAAGCGACCTACAGAGTTGCTACAAACAGGTAGTTCACCGGAACTCGAACAATGGTGGCAATATATAGCGTACGGCGCTGCTAAAAAAGTGTTTGAAGACAGGATGGATCTTGGAAGTGTTCAGCAGATTATGCCTGAATTTAAGCAGCAAGAACGTTTAATATTGAGAAAGACATTAGTTCAGCAATCCAACGAGCGTGTTTACACCATCTATACAGATAATATAGATGCTCAAAATAGCTCCTGGTGGTGGAACTATAGAAATTAAAGGATAAAGTATGGCATATCAACAAAATATTCCGCAACCGACGGATAAAATAAAGGATTCGCAAAATGATCTTCTCCAGAATTTCCAGGCTATTAAGTCGGGTTTTGACGAAAACCATTACGCTTTCGACACGGGTGATGAAGGCAAGCATAAGTATGTTTCCCTTCCGGAACAGGTGGCAGCCCCCACAGTAGCAGTAAATGAAAGAGCAATATACTCCAAACAGTCAACATTAACAAATGTAGCCGAACTTTTTACACGTAAAGAAAATAACGGGACTGAGATAGAGTTTACGGCTCGATTGGGTGCGACGCCAGGATGGACAATCCTCCCTTCTGGAATAATTTTAAAATGGGGCGCCGAAACAAAGACAGGCGCGCAAACCGTAGTATTACCCGTAGCAGCAAACATCCCTGTTTATACACAGATTTTCTCTGTTCAGTTAACAGTTAAAGCAGCAGGTGGAGCTGATTCGGATACCGCGGTAAGAGTTGTAGATTTTTCAAACCCAGCACAGTTTGACGTGTATGCGTCACCAAGATCAACGACTGGATCAACAGCAGTAACATTTGAGTATCTAGTCATAGGAGCATAGATG